ATGAGAACCCTGCTGAACCGCGTGCGCGCCGCGCTGCGGCGCTCCGAGGACGACCGTGAACGGGGGGACGTGCCCGGGTGGGTGCTCATCACCCTCATGACGGCCGCCCTCGTCGTCCTCATCTGGGGCGTGGCCTCGGACCGGCTCGTGGAGATCTTCAACCGTGCGATGGATGCGCAGTGTTGTACGGTGGGGGTTTCGTGTGGGGCGGTGGCTGTTTATTGCCTGTTCTGCGGGGTGTGCTACCGGGCTGGGACGGCCTTCCGGGGTCGGGGTGGGGTGTGGTGCCCCTCTTCGCCTGGCGGGGCGTCCTAGCCCGGTAGCGCAGCACGGTAGGGGTCCGTCTGAGGGACGCTGGAGGCGCGTGTGGAGCCGGGTGGGGTGGCGGCCCGTTCGGGCGCTTACGCGGCTCCTGAGGTGTCCTGCGTTGGTGTTTCGGGTGGGGGGTAGAGGGTGATGGGGCCTTCTGGGGCGGCGCCCCCTGTTTTGACGTAGTGCTGGAGGGTGGTGTTGACGTTGGTGTGGGCGAGCCAGGCCGCGGCTGCGCGGGCGCCGTACTGGTCGAACACGAGGCTCCCAACGCTCTTCCTGATGTTGTGGACGGTGATGTCCGGGTGCCCGGCGCGGGTGAGGAGCCGCCTCGACGCGGGGTAGAACGACGCGGGCGCCGTCGGGAACACCCGCGCATCCCCGCGCTCCCGCAGGCCGCGCTGGGCGTTGTAGCGGGCTCGCAGCATGGTGGTGAGCCACGCGGGCAGGGTTTTCGCGGGATAGGTGGCGCGGGTTTTGCGGGACTCGACGCCCTGGACTTCTCCCGTGTCGAGATTGATGTTGTCCCAGGTGAGGGTGATGAGTTCACCGCCCCGCAGTCCGAGGAACGTGTTCAGGACTATGGCGTCCGCGGCGTGGCGCTCGGTCGGAGTCCTCGCGTGGCCGGGCAGGACGGTGGCGAGGCGCTGGAGTTCTTGTGGGGATAGAATGCGCCCCCCGTCGCGGGTGACGTGGTTTCGTTTCGTCACTTCGCGACGGGGGGCGCTCACTGCGTGGATTCGGCTGGTGTCGAGCACGTCCTCCGCTTGCCTGGCCATGTTGTTGACGGCGGCGCGGAGGGTTTTCGCGCAGGCCGCGCCGTGCTCGTCGGCGTGCTGCGCGTACAGGCGTTCAAGGAGGGGCCTGGTGTAGGCGGCGCTGATGGGTGTCGCCCACCAGTCGGGGCACTCCTCCTGGGAGTGGTGGACGCTCCACTGGTAGAGGTGCCGGCTGCGGGGGGCGAGCCCACGCCACCCCTCAGACGCCCTGTAAGCGTCCCACAGCGCCCCGGGGAGAGTTGCCGGGGTGATTGTGTGGTTGGCATACTGTTCGGCGCTCACAGCCTCTTCTGCGAGCCCTCTCGCTCGGCGCACAGCCGCGCGCTTACTGTCCGCGACAGTGCGCACCCGCCGAGGCGCGCCAACGGCCCGGCCTACCAGGACGCTGGCCTGCCACTTCCCTCCACGCGGATCGCGCACCCACCCGCCTCCAGGACGGCGGGAAACCCTCGCCACCGTCACCTCGCCCAACTGCCCAGCCTGCAATCTCGGTCTACCCACAACCCACAGCATACCCCACAGCAGATACGCGAAAAGCCCCTCCCCCCGCGCTGCGGGAAAGGGGAGGGGCGGAAGAAACATGGCAGGCCGCTGACCCGGGCGTTAAGGAGTGTGCAATATCAGGGCCGGTTCCCAAGGCGCCCCCACGGCGGGGGGCTTGGTTTGATTGATTCCCAGCTGGGAACCGGCCCATTGCAAGCCCAAGTCCTTCGCTCACCACTTCTTCCGCCCCTCTCCTTCCCCGCGAACGCGGAGAGAGGGGCGAGTGCTTCAATGTCTCAGGTTGACACTCTACATGAGGGGCGTGTAGCACGTCAACTGTCCCCGCCGGGAGACGCGCGGGGGGCGCCCATCTCCCTCACGAGTCCCCGAGGAACCAGAACTCCACCGGGACCTGCGGTGGAACAACCGCAGGGGGCTCGCCCTCAGAGAACTCTTCGAGCTCGCAAACGCGAGCCTCCCCTGCGTCCGCGGCCCTCGCGTACTCCTCCCACAGAGGCTTCAGATGCGCGCCTACGGAGTCAAGGGTCTCGTCTACGACGCGGCGGACGAAGCCCAGGGGGAGCGCGAACCGCTCCCAATCGAAGCGCCCATCCCGCGTCACCCAGAGGTGAGCAAGGTCCACGAAGGGCCCCCTCCAGGGAGTCACATTCATGGGCCCCCCGTCAGGAAGTGACTCCTCGTACAACTGCGTCCGCTTCCCGGAGACAAGCGGGAGGGCCAGAACCGCCCGATCCACGTCTCCTGTGATGGTGTCGCCGTCTGAAGCGAACGCTTCAACGGTGAGGACGGGCGCGTACCACACGCCATCCTCGCTTTTCACGCCGTGAATCGAAGCGAGGATACCCACTCGCCCGTCAGGATCAAGATGGCTGGTGGAAATGAGGGTAAGTACTTCCCCGATAAGCGCCCCATCCCGGGTCGCCTGAAGCATAGCCAGGCCCTGCTTCAGATAGATTTTGAGCGCGCGCCCGTAACTGTCATTGTCAAACATCGTTCCGAACCTTTCCCGCCATGAGGGCGGCGTCTTCTGCTTCCCACCGGGCCAATGTCTCAACGACGGTCCGATCCACGCGCTGGCCAACAGGAACGGACTCGTCGAACACGTCAACCTGCTCCGGCCACTCCTCGAACCGGAAATACCTGTCAACATCAGCCGCACTGTTCTCGCTGTCAAACACGCCCTCAGGCGTTTCGACCGTGATCCACGTGCCAAGCTCCACGTCGTGGTGGATAGTGACCTCCCCGCCGCCTTCCAAATCAGCGGCGAGGCTGCGGTGCGGCTCGTCCACCTTCCACCACCTGTAGTGATCGGGACGGGCCGCGGACTCGTCGCCCTGGCCCTCTGAAGCGGGCTGGAATGCTGGCAGGAGGCCGCGGACCGCGGCCTCCTCGACCTCGTACACCGCAGGCTTCACCACCCCCCACTCCAGGGGGGAGACCAGGGTCAATGCGGACCCGTTCTCCAACGCGGCCATATCCGCAATATGCTGCGCGACGTGCCGGTCCTTAATCTTAAGGACCCATTTCTCTTTCTTCTTCTCCAGCGTCACGCCCGCGTTGCTGTTCGCGTAACGCGGGACGGCGAGCGCCAGCGCGGTTTGAATGCTAGAGGGCAATTCGTATGTCATACGGACTTTCCTTTGTGTGGTCTCGCTTTTCTGCAATGATCGACAATACGGGGCAAAGGAGTTGGGACTCGTCGGTAAAGACGTCATCCGAACACCCGTATAGGGTGTTCTGGCCCTTATGCCAGGGGGCTCCGAAAAACGCCCCGTCCCGCTCCCGGCGGAACACAGTGTGGACACTAACCAGAAGTGGAACAATGTGGCTGGGGGGCCGATTGGGGTAACAGCCCTTCAGAATGAACGCCTCGCCCTGGAGGCGAATCTTGGAGTACGCGCCGCGAAGTATGTTCCGCCACTGAGCAACCGCCCCTTCTGCGTCCTTGGGGCAAGGACAGCCCTCGACTTGCACAAGAAGCGGATGAACAAAAATATCGGTCAATTCACCGACAATCCTGTTCCTCATCATAGCGTCCCCCAAGGCGTCTCCCACACTGTCCGCACTATCTCTTTCCTCGCGACAGGGAGCATATCGCTTGACTCGGAGCAATCAAAAAGCCCAGCTTCATTAGTAACCCAAGGAATGGCATAGAAGCACCCGTCCTGCACTCGCTCATATATTGAGCACATTTTCGAGTCGTAGCCATTCCATCCGATCTCCACGGTTTCAACGTGCCGGTATTCCTGCCCAAAGGACAGGAAGGGCTTTCCCCAGTCGAGGACATTCACCCATTCGGCCTCCCCGTTGGGCGTTGCGACTGTTGCGCGCTCCGGGTTGCCTTTATTCCGAAGAAACTCAACTCTCATCTTGACGCGCCTCCCAGAGCACGGTTTCCACCAGGGAAACCCCGCCCCCTTGCGACGCGCATTCCAGCGCGTCAAGCAGCGCGGGAATCGGCGTGTTCGCTGAAAACAGTTTCTCCAGCTCCCAAGCCCGATCCCTCACTCGGTCAATGAAGTCCTCCGCTCGCGGGGAAGCAAGGATTTCCTTAACCGCCTGCGCGTAGGAGCCCTTGCCCGTGAAGCGAGGCTCACAGTCATAGAGGTAAACACCCTGCTCCATGAGCCAAACGCGGTCCTCATGCGAGACAGGGCGGCCGCCGGAGAGGGTATCAACAATTCGATCCCAGACCACGCCCTCGTCAATCGTAACTTCGTCCCATTCCTCTTCTGTCGCCCACCAGTCGGCAAGCGCAGCGGCTTTGTTCGCGGGGTCCAGGACGATTCTGAACCAGTTCTTCTGGGCGACGGCATATGTCGTCATTTATTGTTTCCTTTCTGTTTCAGAGTGAATCTGCCGCCCACCACGGAGCGTCACTTTCCGCGACAAATGGAGGCAGAATACAGTTCGTTCCGCGGGCTTCAGCAGGGAGCAATCCAGCCCCCAGCATCTCCCTTTCCCGATGGTCGGCTAGCAAGTATTTTGCGAGCATACCGCGCTTTTCCAGCACAGCCCACACTGCACGGCGCAAAAGGCCAAGGGGAAGACGCACCCTCACCCATCCGGCGAACTTCGCGTCCATCCTCAACCAAAGGTCGCCACGCGAGCGACCGTCTGGCGCAATGTAGTATGGGTGGAGGTCTTCAGCCACCCCCATAAGCGCGACATCGGTGAACTGGCCCATGTCGGGCGGGTACGCGAACGGTACGGTGATTACCGCCGCGTCCACCCCATCCACTCCGCCTACTTCACGGGTGACAACCTGAACGATCTGGCCACCAATAGACTCTCCGTCCTTGACGACTCGCCTTAGCGTCACTTCGGGACAAGCGTACCAGGGGCGGTCGGCAGGGCCCACAACGTCTCGCAACACCTTGACGAGCAGGGCGCCATTCTGTGTTGCTTCGAGGGCTGGAATGGTCTCCCGCCGCATGTGGCTGGTGAGTTTTTCATCGAACGTCATTGCTGCTCTCCGTTATTGACCACCGACAGTCCTTTACGGTTCCCCCGGGCCGTCGCGTCCCAGTAGCAAGGACTGTCTTGACCCGCTCCGTCCTCGAACTCGCAGGCAGGCAAGTTGTTGCTTGTTGTCGCGGGAGGAATGTCCTCCCAGTTGCCTGTGAGAACCTGGGGCAGGTAGCCCAGCGCGAGCAGGGCGAAAAATGCAACGATAACCAGGATCACTTGTCCCCATCGTGTCTCAGGGGGTTTCATCACGCTTCTCCGTTTCTGATGACTGATAGCCCGTTCTGCGCTTGTAAGCCTCCTCGGCTTTAAGTAGTGCCCGCGTTCTCGTGGAATACCCCTCAGGACTCCAGCTGAGAGCGGGCGTGTAAAACATAAACACGTCTTCGAGGGGCGTGATAGGCTCCCTGTCGGGGCCACTAATGACCTCGGTGAAAGCGTTGGCCCCGTAATGGTGGATGATGCGATCCCCCAGGAAAGCAGGGATCACGACACCCGCCCTTTCGATCCTGAGGTAAATCCGGCCGCCCGAGGACAACCAGACATCAAGACCAAAGTGGTCGGCAACCTCTAGGTAGTTCTCCGGCGTTAGAACAACGTCTAGTGTGGGCGCTTTAAGACTCACACACCCCTCCTTTCTTGCGCACGACCCGCACGTACCCGCTGGGAGACAGCTCAACCGTGTCCCCAGGAACAGCTAGGTCATACGTCCATTTCGTCGTCTTGAATGAGAGCGCTTTCTTTGGGCCGCGGGCCCCGGCAGCCGGGAGCAAGACGATCCTTGCGCCCAGTTTTTCTGCCAGGGCCCGCATGTTCCAATCAGTGATGGTGGGCACGGGAGGACCTTAATCGAGCCACATGATGATCCTGCGATCATCAGGCGTGCAGTACGCTGCCTTACTCATGAAATCCTCATGGGAGATAGTTGACCCGAGAACGCTCGTCCAAACAAGCTTCTCCCTATCGCCCTTGTCCCAGTGGGAGACCCACTGCCCCCAGTTCAAGTGGACGACTGTGCCCGCCTTCCAGTAAGGCTCGTCCTGGTTGGCGACCATAGCGAGATCGGGGCTTGTGTCGTTGTATACGACCCACAGGCGCTTCCCGGCGCAGCACGGGCTTTCCAGCATCACCTCTTCAAGTACTCGCGCGAACTCGGCCGCCGCGACAGCGGCCTTCGCGTCAACTGCGCCCATCATGCGCCCCCCAAGGGGTTGAGCGCCCCTCCAATGGCGAACGCAAACACAACCTGGACCACTGTCGCCGCGTCAGGCCACTCCTTGTTGAACGTCCTGTGGGATGCCGCGTATGCCGCGGCGAAAACAGCCACGCCAACAATAAACTTGACAACTTGCATCAACTTTTCTCCGTTCTACTATCCGCGATGGAGGAGGGTCACGTCTGCTTTTACAGCGAGCACGTTTCGAATCATTCGAGTCATTTCACTGTGCGTGTAAAAGTTTCCATCAAAACCGATCCACCGGCCATCAACACACATGTACTCTGCGCCATGCACGATAAGAACCGTGCCATCAGCCGCCGCTTCCGGGTCGAATTCAACGGGCCTGTCGCACAGTTCAAGAATCTTGAAGGGCGGCCCGTTCACCTGGGCTTTCTGTTCGTCCGCAACCTGCTCCACCGCGGCCTTTAGCTCCGCGACCTGGCTCAAAAGCTCTTCTATACCAGTCACAGCACTTCCCTTCTTCCTCGTGGTTCAACCAACGTGGACAAGCCGCACGTCGGCACCTTCCCTCTGTTCGTCACGAATTAGTTCAGCAAATTCTTCTGTGGAAAACTTTTCCCCCGTGTACTTAATCCAGTTCTCGCCGACAAGGAACATGTACTCGGCAACACCGATTTGTACCACAGTGCCAAGGGGCGCCGAGGTCGTCCAGCTTCTCCGTGAGGCTCGCAATGAGCCCGGTAATGAACTCTCGCATTTCGTTGGTGGGCATTTCTTTTCCTTTCTTGGTGCTCAGCCGAAATGAACAATACGCGGACGGCCATCATTTCGCAGCTCGTTGCGGGCGCGGTTGGCCAGCTCTTCAGAAGACAATTTTTCTCCGGTGTACTTGACCCATTCCCCGGGCAGAATCTTCATGTACTCAGCGCCGCAAACCTTGACGAGCGCCCCAGCGGTGAGGGTCCAAAGGTCGAGATTTTCCTTTGCTCCATCGGAATTCTCAAAAGTCGCAACCGTCTCAGATGCAGACTGAGAGCTGCTGCTGTCCAGTTTCTCCAGAATTGCGGTAAGAGCCTCACGCAGCTCGCTTGTATCCATTTCTCTTTCCTTTCTTGCTACTCAGCCGATGTGAATGAGGGTGACGGTATCTTCATTATCTTCTTGCTCTTCGCGGATCGCCTCCGCCAGGTTTTCAGAAGACCACACAAGCCCGTCGTACTTGACCCAGGTCCCGTTTGCGACCTTCATATATTCGGCATTGTAAACTTGGATCAATGTCCCAAATGCCACATTGCGGAGATTTATACTCACGCTTTCTCCGGCAATGTTTTCAAGTGTTACCTGTGTTGAAGGCGTGATCCGAAGCTCGCCACTGTCCAACTTTTCCAGGACCTCAGCAAAAGCTTGGCGCAACTCTCTTGCATCCATATCGTTTCCTCTGTTCATGCACTTTGTGCTGGCCAGTATTACGTCTACCCTATAGTGAGTTTGATTAGTCGAGCCTGAAACCGTCCTCACTCATGTAAATCATTTCCACAAGCTCTTCAGTGGAATGCTGGGTATCCGCGTAGGAAACCCAGAACAGCGCACGGCCCGGCCTGTCCCTGACGGCGAGGAACGCCTCTCCTGTCGCCAGAATTGTCAGCCTTTCGCCAGGCTGGCGGCGAGCCAGGTCGCAGCCGCAAGCGACTGTCTTTCTGTCAGTCATCGCACACTCCGTCGCCTTTTCCTATATGGACAACGGGAAAGCTTTCATACATAGAGTCGCGCAGGTCCTCAACAAGCGCGTCTGTTGTCCATTTCGCCCCCGTCCGATCGAACCACATTGCCTTTCCCTCTTCGGGGAAGAGCATGTGTTCTGAATCAGCAAAAAGAACCACCGTTCCCGCGGGGAGTTTCCCCATGTCAACGGCGCGGGGCGGCTGCCCCAATTCCTCCAGAACCGCCATTGTCCCAGTGATGCATGGCGTCAGGATCATTCTGGACTCCGTTTCTGCGCTCATGATTCCCCTCCCGGGAAGATGGTGTTTTTCGAGTTCTTGTACGCCAGAACAAGCAGTCCGATAGACTCCAGGCCCAGCGTCACTACGACAGTCGCGACGATAACAAGTGCCGTGTACATTGTTGTGATTCCTTTCTGTTTCTCAGAATATGGGTAGGCAGAGCAGGGTGCCCTCTTGCCCATTTTTCCATACGCCCAGTTGTGAGAAGGACGTAACTTCCGCGATATTCAACGGGGCCCCGTTGAACCCAATCGGGAGGAGTGTTCGCCCGTCATTCTGGACACAATAAAGGCCCGTTAGCTCGGCGTCGTCGATTCCGCCGCGCGTGGCCTTCACTCGGATAAGCGACCCCCCTTTAGGGCGCGCGGGGAGCCGCACGCTTTCAGGGTGGCAAAGCTTGACCCACTCGGAGTCCCCAATGTCGTCAATGCCTTCAATGAGCACGAGAGCGCCGTTTTGCTTGACAAAAAGACGCTCCGCGTCATCACAGTCCACCAAGACGGCGCCCTCCGGGACATCCTGGGCTTCACTGAAGCGCAGCACATCCCCCCGGTTCAACAATTTTCCCTCAGGGCTCATGTTTTCCCTCCATTTCTTTCACCCACCGCTCCAAAGCGGCGCGCGAATACCGGACCAGACTCCCGAGCTGAACATAGTCCGGCCCGGTTCCGTCGAACCGCATTTCACCCAGCTTCCGCACGGAAATGCCGAGCATCGCGGACACAGCTTTCGCCGTGTACAGGCGGACGGGCGCAGCCTCTTCCGCCCTGTCCCACTCGCGTTCTGCGAGGGCGCGCAAGTCATCCTTACTTGTTACCCACTCGGTGTTAGGGGCGGCGGGACTGGCCTCGCTTGCGCGGCCTTCCGCCCACCAGGCGCGCACGCCGAGGCGTGCGGCCTCGTCGAGCATCGCGGCCTTCAGGCACCGGTTTTTCATCGGGTCCCAGGGTGTGAGCACGCGCAGCTCCCATTCTTCGCGGGCGCGGCTCACTTCCCACCCCCTTTTCGGGCGCCCCACCCTTTTTGCTCACGGAAACGTGCAATGAGTTCCATCAGCTTCGGGTCAGCGTTCGCCCGTCCGGGCCACTGATCGCAGGGCAGAATCCTGTCCAGGTATTGAGCATCCCCTTCGTCTTCAGAGTCAAGCGGTTCCCCCAAGTGCCCCTCTCTGTCGTATGCGACAAGAGAGAGGCCATCCTCGCCCTCATCCGGGTCCGCGTCAACGTATGCGACAAGCTTCCAGACACGACGGACCTTTTGGCCCATATCGCGCTCCACGGCGTGCCGCTGCGCCGCCGCAAACCAACGACCAAAAATGTGGTCGCACTCCCGCCCGGGAGTCCACGCGAACCCCTCGGCCTGGCAAATGGTTCCCTCGGTGGAGTCTCCGAGGACCAGGCCCTCTAGCCCGTCCGCCCCCACCTGTTTCCTGGTCGCCCAGGAAATGCTTCCGGCAAAATCGGAGAGAGGGACTACTTCCTCTCCGTCAACCATCATGGATTTCATTTCACACCTTTCGGCTTGTTTTTTCTGAGTGCCCGCGCCAGGGTCGAACTGGACGCAGAAGCGTGCGGGAACCATCTACCCGCCACGGGCCCACCCCGCGGCACCCACTCCCATCACACCCCAAACCCGCCCCTATGACACGATGGCCGAAAAGGCGGGCAACGGGGCGCGGCAAAACTGATGGAAGCGCTGAACATGGCGCGCGAGGATCGGACAGTCGGGCGCGCGCGGAGAAGGAGTAGCAAAAAGCCACGCGCCCCCAACTCTGAAAGACCAACCACTAAAAGCAACACGGGACCCTACTCCAAGCCCTGCCAATAAGACCCACACACGGGCCCCTGAAGCGCCTAACAAACCCACGCCCACCCCAGCCCCCGCGCGGGGTCGTTAAACGCTTCAGAGGCCCCGGACAGCCGCTTAAACGAGGCGCCGCCCGGGAACCCCTAGCAAGAAACTGGCTCAAATCACCAGCTCCTTGCGGCCGCAACCTTTCCGTCAGCCCCGGACTGACGGAACAAAACCAAGCTCCGCATACCCGCCCTTGGTGGGGGCAGTAGAACCATGTAAGTGATTTCTTCAAGCTCACTGGCATTGATAGGACCACATTCAACATCGCGCCACCCATACCAACGCATGTGCATGAACCGTCTCCCGGCGAAACTTTCGACAACAGTCCCCACGGGGGCTGTTGTAAGGTCCAGGCTGGTAGATTCCCCCGTTTCGGCATTCCTAAGGTAAACCATTCTAATACCGCCTTTCCGATTGTGTATGTCGTTCCCGCGCCCGGACTCGAACCGGCGTTACGCCCACCATTCAGGCGCGCGGGATACCTTTGGGCTGATCAGACAGCCAGCCCCTTACATCCGACGATTCTCCCATCATCGTCCCGGACCGCCGAACCCGTCCGAACCAGGTCCTCACGGCCCAGCGGGGCCGCGGCCTGATAGGTGATATCTGAGACGATCAAATACCTACCCTCAACCTCAGAGGGCAGGCCCTCAATCCGATTCGGGTCCCGTTCGATCTTCACGAGCGGCACGCCCGCCTCGGAAAGAGGCGTCACCGTCTCAGCGACGCGAATAAATGTCCCCGCCTTCGGGACGGTGACAAGAGGCGTCTCACCATCCAGCGAGTACACCGTCACGTCATGCGGCGTGTAGTTCACGATCTCGGCGGCTTGTCCGCGCACCACGGCCTTCACGCACTTAACATCCATCGTGGTTTCCTTTCTGTTCAGGTTTGTTGTTGTGGTTTGATCACGCGGGCACGCATGCGTTAACACACACAACGTAATCCCGGTTGGTCGCTTGATCGTGCTCGAAAATAATTTCGGCGCGGGCGTCGCCGCCCACATGCTCATCCACCCATTCCTGAGCCGCACAGATCGCAGCGCGCCAGTCCGTGGTGTAGTACTGGCCGCGCTCCGCATCGTAATGGAACACGCTAACTCCTTTCTCTTGGCGCACCGCCCACGATGACGGCGCGCCCGCTTCCCGCCCGGGGATCGAACCCGGCTTAATCACCATTGATACGGGAATGCCGTTGAATTGTGGTCAATCCGAAGCGTACGTGAGCAGTGTTACATGGCGTTTCATGCCATCGGGCGACGGTACAGTGACGCGGTACGGGAGGTATCCCTCGCTGAAATACGAGTACTGCCTCCTCTCTCCCGAAAATCGAACGGAGAAGAACCTCCTCAAATGCACGGCATCGAAATCGAGTTCTTCGACTTCATGCCTCACCCGGGACCAGCGTCCCGATGGCGTACGGTATTCTGTCCAGCGCGTGACAGTCGCATGGGTTTTGTTCGAAAAATACACCTCAGTCCCCTTCCGCGAACAGTCCAGCGTTGACGAACGGATTGTGCGATTCTTTGGCGCACTCCTTGTCGATATCTTCGAGAACTCCCATGGCCTTTCCTTCCTATCCAGGGCAAAGCGCGCACTCCTTTTCCGCGCCCCCTCAATTCCCGATAGGCCAACACGCCAACACCCAGAGGCAGGGAAGAAGGCGCGGCGTGTTGGCCTATCGGGAAGAACCGGACAGTCCGCGAACTAAACGCGAACCCCGGTTCAACCCGAACCCCCGTCAACTAGCAGAGGGGACGCAAGTACTCGGACTTCCAGTCCACGAACTCGCAACGGTAGGCGATGGGGTCAACCATTTTGAGCACTCGGGAAGGCTCATACTCGCACCCACCGACCTTGGGCCACTCTTCGGTGGCCTCATCGAGGTATTCATCGAAGGCCTCTTCAGCCCCCAGGTCGGAAAGGGGCTCGCCATCGCGGGAAACCCACGCGCAGGTCTCCCACGCCCCTTCCATCTCTTCGCGGGGCACCTCTTCCAGGGCGTCCCACTCTTCGTCAGTCATGTTCTCGAAATCCAGCATCGTAACCCACTCCTTCTAGTCAATGCTGTTCCAATGTTTTCAGACGATGCGCCGCAAACCCTTCACAGCGCACCAAGCAGAGAAGCAAACCCAGTACTTACGCGGGTCCGCCTTCTCCAAATCCGCGGGGCTGACCTTCTCGCCCCGCACAACAGGCCAATCCTTCACGGGCGACTCGTTGAAATCGTCCATGAGGAACCATTCAGAGTAGCCGACCCCGAATCGGTCAATCCAGTCGCCGCCCAACTGGGCGGCCTCCGGGCAATCCGAGTACCGGACCCACCGGACAACCGCCCACACGTCCCTCGAACAGGGGAACCGCAATCCCACTACTCGCACACCTCCCTCGTTGTGTAGAGGCAATTCACCCGCTCGCCGGATTCCCCGTACCGGCGAAAACGGTAAATGCCCGTTTCGGGGCACAAGTCCCGCAAATCCAGTCCAACGACCTCAAAATCGCCTTCTGCGACAAAGTCCCCCGAAGTCAACGGGAAACTGGGGGGAATCCGCAAAGCTACCTCCTCTTCCGCGATCACAAGGTAGTCCCCGTTATCGAGGTCCGCAATCTCATCGGACAAGTCGAACCACTCGAAGCCGAAACGGACCAGCAAGTCAAGGAACCATTCGGTCCAACTGGACTCGAAAGCGGCCAAGATGCGTTCCCTGAAATCCGTCAAGGACTCACCGTCCCTCAACCGGGCCCCAGCGTCCAAGTTGATGTAGAGCACCTCCCACTCCGACTCCGAGATGTTAGCCTCAACCCAGCCGGTCGCCTCATAGGCGGCCGCAGGCGTCCAGTCGCCCCGCCAACCGGGGGCGAACAAGCGCCAAAGGTTCCGCGCCTCCAACGCCTCCGGATGCGCTTCCACCCAACAACGGTAAAGCCCCTCAACAAGGCCCGCGCCGGAAAACTGTTCCATTTTCATAGTGCACACTCCCTACTCATGCAAAGGGGCCTCAATCTTTGAGGCTCCCAGTAGCCGGGGCGGGACTCGAACCCGCCTCACCCTCGCCAATCAAGGCCCCGGCCAACCAACAAACTACTCCGCACAGTCAGCGAGAAGCTGGTTCACTTCCTCTTCCACCTCATCAACGACGCGAACCCTCTGATAGCCCATCGCCGCCCACAAAGCCCCCCCACGGGAATAACCGTGAGCGACAAAGCGATTCACATTCGCTGCCACGGTCATCCCATTGAACGGGCACCCAGAAAAGGCGGGATTGAGCGCCGCGCGAAGCAGCTCCCACGCCTCACCCAGCGTGATAATGCCCTCCGCAATCGAGGGGCACCGGACCTTCGTCTCATCCGAGAACGGGCCCCGCTCATAGTCACACGAAGCAATCAACGCATTCAGCGCGTCAGAGGAAACAGAGTTCAACCCCGCGAACAGCGCATCCCCCGGCGCCAAACCGGCACGCTCGAACCCCCGCGACAAGCACACGAACTCCCTAGTGAGGTCATCGATGCACACAGTGCCCGGATCGTTCGGGCCCTGCCCGGTCATCAACTCGGCTTCGACACGCGCGACATCCCACAAATCCATCATTGTCACCACTCCTAAAAGCGACAATTCGCGTAGCGCAACTTCTACAAAACGCCCCCGCGCCACTGAGGGGGCCAGCGCCGCCCGCGGGAATCGAACCCACGCACCCCTTCCGAGTGATTAAAAAGGGGCAGTCACCAAAGCAGCGGCAAAGCAAGGCAGCGGCCTTCAGCGGAGGAAACAAAACGCCCTGCAAACACCCAACGCACACACTGCGCCAAGCTCATCCCCGCAAGCCCTCACGCCCACCCCCCAGCGCACCCACATGCGCCGTGACGGCGGCCCCAAGGCCAGGCCCAAAGCCAAATCCACTATCCAATTCACAACCCCCCACAACAGGGGGGAAACAACACGCGAACCCGCAAACCGAACCCAAAGTCGCGCCCAAACCCAACCCAAACCGAAAGGCAAGCTGAAACCGCCGCGCCAACAAACCGCGTCCGCCCAAGCCAACCCCCGCCAACCGCGGTGCCACGCGCGCCCCCGGCTCACGGCCCCATGGCCACCGGGCTAGCCGCAAATCCCCACTCTGCGGGGACGGGCACCCAAGCGGAGAAGCAGCCCAAGCCCCGCGCCCACTAGGCGCCAAAGCCAACCGCCCCCCGAAGGGAAAGGAAGCGCAACCACCGGGCCCAAGCCCCACGGTCGCCGCCCCGTTGTCTCTCGGGGCTTCCGATGCATCGAGCCTACCAGGCCGGGCCGCCATTGTCAAATCGAATCGCAATCCGATTTGACGGCCCCCGAACCGGGCGCCCCGTTGTCTCTCGGGACCGCTCCGTTCGGCGATGACTAAATCAAACCACGGCTCACGCTAAAACGCAAATCGAACACGCCAACCGTCCCACATGCTGAGACGCGCCCACACTTTCCCCCACCAATCCGCCAACCCACACGCACGCCCCACCCACTCACCCACCGCCCCCTACCCACCTCCCTACACCCACCTCACACGCCCACACGCGCCCCCGCCGACGCCCCCAGACCCAGAGCCCCCGAGACCGCAGAGCCGCCCCCAGAGACGCCGGCAGTGCGCCCAGACGCCCCCGCAGACAAGCGCGCGACAATACCACAAAAAGCCAGAAAAAAGCAAATCAAATACCCGGGACAATAACCACAAAGGGGGGCTATGACCCCCTGGAGAATAGTTCCTAGCACCGCACCGTCATAGCAAAAAAAATGTGCGGCGCCCTGGAGGGTGAAATAAATGCCAAACCCGAAATAACTGGACAAGACGTGGGGGAGTGGGGCGACGCCGATGGCTCCCAGGCCGACGTGCTGAGGCGCAGTGCCTCGGCTGACACGCCGCCCCTGCGCGTGACCTTGGCAACATTTTATGACATTGAGTGTCATCGAGACGGAGACTATATAATGAAAGACATAAAGGGTAACGCGATACGTTGAACAGCGTTAAACATAGCCGCCTAAAGCGGCTATGTGTTGTATCGCTTATCGCGATACGTTGAACAGCGTTAAACATAGCCGCCTAAAGCGGCTATGTGTTGTATCGCTTATCGCGATACGTTGAACAGCGTTAAACATAGCCGCCTAAAGCGGCTATAACATTTTCCCTTTGCTGTCTTTGTTGGTCTTCGTCCCGGCGTCAAGTATATTAGCACTTCGTTCTTCGTTGTGGACCTTGGTCGGGATTTGGTTTAACGGGTTGTCCTGGTGAGCTTGATAGTTTTCGTTTCCTTTCGCTGTCTTGCTCCGTTGCTGCGCGTGTGCTCCTGCTTTGTGGGGTTGCGGTTGAGCTTGTGTGGTTGCGTGCTTTGGTGGTTGGGCGCCAGGCTTCCCGTTTTTATTCGTTGTGTGGTGGTGGTTTGTGTGGCGTGGTCTTGTGGGGTTTCTGCTAGGTCTCGTCGTTTGCCGCCTGATTGGTCTTCTCGTCGTCGTGCGGTGTTGTTACGTGATGGCGGTGTGTGTCAGTGGCGTGTTGAGTCTGGGGTTGTTTGTGGGGCTCCGGCTTCTGACGTGGATCATATTGTTCCTAATGATGATGATTCGTTGGGTAATTTGAGGGCTTTGTGTTCGGAGCATCATCGTCGTAAGACTGGTGGTGAGGGTGCGGCGGCGGCTCGTCGTCGGTTGTTGGAGGTTCGTTTGCGGTTTCGTCGGGTGGAGCCGCATCCTGGTTTGGTTGGGGGTGTTGTTGGTGGCGGTTAGGTTGCGTCGGGAGGAGCTGGTGGATCAGCGTCCGTCTCGGATGGATGCTTCTCGTGGCGTGTTGTTGCCGACGAGTGTTCCTAAGCCGAATGCTAAATGGCATCCGATTGCGAAGCGGTTGTTTAAGTCGTTTGCTTCGTCTGGGCAGGTTCATTGGTGGCAGGATTCGGATTGGGCTACGGCTTATATGTTGATGGATGAGTATTCTGCGTATAAGCGCACTGATGATGCCGCGTTGAAGTCTCGTGCGGTTCGTGCGGGGTGGGACGAGGAGGCTGCGAAGTTGAGTCCGAAGGAGCGGGAGGCCGCGGGGTGGTCGCGTGAGCGGCCTAAGGTTTCTGCGTTTGCTTCTCCTCAGAAGTTGGATTCGATTCTACGTGCGTTGGAGCGTTTGTTGGTGACTGAGGCTGATCGGCGTAAGGCTCGTATTGAGTTGGAGGCGCCGGTTGATGCTGGGGATGCTCCTAGTGTTGCTGTGTTGGATGATTACCGTAAGGGTCTTGGGTTGGCTTAGGAAAGGAAATGTATGCCGACTGTTTACACGAAGAATAATTGTCATTTGTGCTCGTTGACTAAGCGGGCGTTGCGTCAGCGGGGCGTTCCGTTTGTTGAGGTGAATGTTGACGAGGATGCTGGGGCTCGGGAGATGCTTGTGGCTAAGGGGTTCCGGCAGATGCCGGTTGTTGATCCTGGGCGCGAGGGTGTTGATTGGTGGAGCGGGTTCCGCCTTGATTTGATTAAGGGCCTTGTGGGCGTTTAGTCGCGCCTTTGGGTGTGTAGTCGAATCGTTCCGGCTGGGGTGTTGCGCTCCCGGTTCCAGGGCGGTTCTTTATTTCCCGGCATCGTGTCGCGTGCGCTGGTGGTTTCGGTGTTGGGGTCGCGTTGTGCGTGAGTGGTGAGCGGCCACCAGTGTTTGGGCTGGGGGTTACGCGGGTTCGAGTCCCGTCTTCGTGGCAAGCGATCACGCCGCCCCCCTTTGGGGGTGGGTTGGCGTGGTTTTCTTCCTGGTGTGGTGGAAGTGGTAGACACGCCGCACTCAAAATGCGGTGCCTTTGTGGCGTGCGGGTTCGAGTCCCGCGACCAGGACTGTTTTGGGGATTGGGGGTGCCCTCGTGGACGATGGGGTTTCGGGGGCGCTCCCGTTTGGGGATGTGCCTGATGATGAGCTGTCGGATGAGCAGCTTCTTGTTCGTTACGCTCCTGTGCATTATGGTCCGACGTGGGAGCGTGGGGCTGACGGGCGTTTCGTGTTGCCTGAGCGGACGCTTGGCTGGGGGATTGCTGGGTGGTGCAGTGATTTCTTGGAGCCTCTTGGTGAGGGGCAGGAGGTTTTCAGGTTCACCCTGGAGCAGTTGCGTATCATCTTGTGGTGGTACGCGGTTGACGAGGAGGGGCGGTTCGTTTATCGGCGCCGCGGGACGTTGCAGCGCATCAAGGGTTGGGGGAAGGACCCGTTGCTCGCTGTTTTGTGTCTTGTGGAGGCGTTTGGGCCGTCGGTGTTCTCGCATTGGGGGCCCGATGGCGAGCCGGTGGGGAAGCGGCGCCCGAATGCTTTGGTGCAGATTTTCGCGTTGAAGCAGGAGCAGACTGCGAACACGTTTGATATGTTCCATGTCTTGGTGGGGGATAGGCTTCGTCGGGAGTATGGTGTTGATGTGCGGTTGCAGATTGTGCGTGGTTGTAATAATACTGCGCGCATTGAGGTGAAGACGAGTTCTTTCAGGTCCACTGAGGGCAATCGTTGTACTTTCGCTTTGCTGAACGAGGTTCAGCACTGGCTTCCGCAGAACAATGGGCAGCAGTTGAAGAACACTGTTGAGGGTAATACGACCAAGATGCGTGGCCGGTACATGTCGATCACGAACGCTTATAAGCCTGGTGAAGGATCGGTTGCTGAGGATGAGCGTGATGCGTTCATGCAGTCCTTGGAGGGGCGTCTGGTGGATTCTGACGTGTTCTATGATTCGTTGGAGGCGCCGGACCATACGCCGATGACTGAGCGCGTGTTCAAGGTGTTGTACAAGGCGGTCCGCGGGGACTCGGTTTGGTGTGATGCTGACGAGGCGTGGCGTTCGGTTTTGAATCCTTCTAGGCCCGTGTCGGAGTCGCGGCGAATGTACTTGAATCAGGTTTGGCAGCCTGAGGGCAACTTGTACTCTGCTGCGGAGTGGAAGGCGATTGAGCGGCCTGGCGCCGTGTTGGAGGCTGGGGACAAGATTTGCCTCGGCTTTGATGGCGGTAAGTCTGATGATGCGACGGCGCTTGTGGCTGTTCGGGTGTCTGACGGCTTGATGGTTCCGTTGCTGCTGGAGGAGAAGCCGCTGGATTTGAATGTCCCGTGGGAGGTGGACCGGGATCGTGTTGATTCAATGGTCCACCGAGTGTTCTCTGAATACGAGGTCGTTGGGTTCTATGCTGACGTTGCCTTGTGGGAGTCTTATATTCATGAGTGGACTCTTGATTATGGTGAGGGCTTGGTTGCGAGGGCTTCTGACTCGGGGCCGGTGGCGTTTGATATGCGCGGTTCACGGAAGCGCGTGACGATGCTTCATGAGGCGTTCATGGAGGCGATTATCAACCAGAAGGTTGCTCATGGTGGGGCGCGCGAGCTGGCGTCGGCTTTCCGTAGGCATGTGTTGAATGTGATGCGGAAGGACACGCCTTATGGGGTGTCTTTCATGAAGGCTGGGCGCGAGTCGAAGAAAAAGATTGATATGTATGCTGCGGCGATGTTGGCGTTTGCCGCGTATAGGGATTATCAGACGGAGGTTTCCAGGGTTGATGCGCGTAGGCGTGAGCCTGGGAAGTTCTACCGGTTCTGACTTGGGGGTGGTTGTGTGTTGAACTATGACTTTAGTGATCCTACTGAGGACCTTATCAATGAGGGGCTTAGGGTTATCCAGTCGGACTATGATGAGGTCCTTGGTGTCGCGGATGACTACTTGCATGGTCGGTTCGCTGACCCGTATTCTCCTAAGGGGTTGACGGGGGAGCAGCGGGCGATGATGCGGAAGGCGAAGCTCAACTGGTGCGAGATACCGGTTGAGGCTGCCACGCAGGTGCTCTTGGTTGACGGTTTCCGCCCTGGGGAGCAGCAGGTTGTGGGCCCGGACGGCGCCCTGGAGGAGGAGCCTCCTGAGTGGGACCTCTGGCAGCGGTCAAACTTGGATGCCAAGCAGTCGATGGTGCATCGGTCTGCTGTGGCCTATGGTCAGGCGTTCGTTGTTTCGGAGCTGGATGATCTGGAGCGTGGGCGGGCGAAGGCCCGGGTGTTGTCTGCGTTGCGGACGGTCTGCCTGTACGAGGATGTTTTGTCTGACGATAATGCCTTGTTGGCGTTGTCGGTGATGCGGTGGCCGGGGGAGCGGTCGTTGTCTGGCGAGTATCGTCCGGGGCGCGCGGTCGCGTGGGACCGGTACAAGCGGTATGACATTCTGCTTGATTCAACTGGGCCGCGGATCGTTGAGGAATCCCTGCACGGGGGTAACGGGCACTGCCCTGTTACTCGCTTCGTTGCCAAAATGGACGATGAAGGCCGCGTTGTCGGATCGGTTCTTCCTTTGAAGAACTGGCAGGACATTTACAATCAGATGGTATTCAACCTTCTGATCGACCAGTCGCACAGTGCGCATCGCATTTTGTGGGCGACGGGGTTGCAACCTCAGGAGGTCGTGGACGCCGAGGGGCGTCCGGTGCTTGATTCTGAGGGCAATCCCGTGTACCAGCGCATTAGTGCCGGGCCTGGGGACTTCCTGGTCAACGACGATCCGAACGGCAAGTTCGGAGCGTTGGCCGGTGGAGACATGTCTGGGTACATTTCTTCGTTGGATATGGCGGTGAAGGCGTTCTCCGCGATGTCTCAGACGCCGCCTAACTTCCTGTTGGGGCAGATGGCTAACCTCAGTGCTGATGCTTTGAATGCTGCGGAGAAGTCGTTCCGCAACAAGATCGGGTTGTATCGTAGCCAGTTCGGGGAGGCGTGGGAGCGTGTTCTTCGGATTGGGATGATCTTGGAGGGTCGGGAGCCGCGTGAGCGCTGGGAGCATAATGAGGTTCTTTGGCGGGATATTGGTTCCTCTGCGTTGTCCCAGGTCGCTGACGCATTGTCGAAGTTGCGGGATATTGAGGTTCCTGCGAAGGGGCTCTGGGAGATGGTGCCTGGAGTGTCGCCCGCGCAGCTGGCGAGGTGGCGGGACCTTGATGCCGATGATCGTCTTGGCGCCGACCTTTCAGGGTCGGTGCGTGATTACGAGGAGATGTCGAAGGGCGGAGACCCGTTCTCCACGCAGGGCGCGGAGGTGACGGGTGGTTGATCTTGCGGCTGCGGCCCGCGTGGTCGCGGCGTTCGAGCAGGCCATCGGGGAGCTCAGTCTCGACGCTGTTCAAAGTGCTGCGAAGTGGTGGAATGGCCTCAGTGACGTGGGGGCCGCCCCTGACGTGTTCGCCTCGCATCTCGCAGAGAAGTGGAATCAGGGTGCAGTTCTCGGGGTTGCGTTCTATCGGCTTCTGCGTGCCCTGCACCTGGGCGCGACAGTCGCGTCTCCCGTCAAGTACCACAGGAATCGTGGGCTGACGGTCGGCGACTTGGTTCGCGAGTTCAACGAGGCGAGCGGCGTCAAGTTGAATCTGGGGGGGCTGGAGCGCCAACCTATTGGAGTTGAGCCCAGCGGCCACGTGCGCGCAACGGATTTGCGGGCAGTGGATTTGGCGGCTGCGAAGGACGCTTTGGCAGACCGTTTGGAGGCGGCCCGGGCCCGCGGCGGGCCGCGAGAGTCGGATGCGGCTTATGCGGCTGGCGTCGCCCAGCAGGCCACTGTCGGCGGTGCCCGGACAATGGTCGAGGCGTCCGGTAGTGCGGATAAGGGGTTGCGCGGCTGGGTGCGCGTGTCGGGGTCCGGGCGGCCCTGCGCGTTCTGCGCGATGCTCTTGTCCCGCGGGGCCGTGTACAAGTCGAAACAGACTGCCACGACGGCCAAGAAGCCGCGGGCTGACGGCACTACTGGGTATCACCCGAATTGCAAGTGCTACTCTTTGCCGGTTTTCGCGAACACTGATTTGAAGTCCAGTAAGTTCGCGTTGAACCGGGAGCTGCACGATGTGTGGCATGGGGAGTTCAGTGGGAAGGGGCTCAAAGGCCGGGAAGGTTGGAGGAGCTTCTTCTACAAGAAGTACGGGCGGTGACCGCCGCCCTGCTGTTCGTTTCTGTTGGGGCCCTGGCGGCCCTATTTGAATTGCTGTCTTCTCGTGGCCGGGCGCCACTTCGAGGGCAGCGGAGGGGAATGCTGATGAAAGACGACAAGCCGAAGGAAACGGAAGGGAACGTCGAGAAGCCGGAGCAGGAGCCCACTGGAGAGGCTGCTGCGAACAAGGTTGAGGACCTTCCCGAGTGGGCGCAGCGTGAGCTGCGCGAGGCCCGCAGCGATGCCGCGAAGTACAGGACTTCCGCGAGGGAGCTTCAGGAGCGGATTGGCGGCCTGAAGACACCGGAGGAGGTTGACGCTGCGCTTGCCGAGTATCGCCACAAGGTTGAGAAAGCCGAGGCTGAAGCGAAGGCCGTGAAGGATCGCGCTGTGGTGCGCGGCGAGTTCAAGGCCCTCCCTGATGAGGCTTTCGAGTTCGTTCCCCAGGGGACGGTCGAGGAGATGCGTGCGGCAGCAACCAAGCTTGCTGCGCTGTTCCCGGACAAGCCCGTCGGTACGGGGAAGCTGCCCCGCGGTGGCGGCGGCATGGCTCCCGGGGACGCTGAGCCCGCGTTCGATGCGAAGAAGTTCGTTAAGGGCATTCCGCGTTACTGACTTTTGGATCACCTGTAGGAGGGGTGGATGGTAGAGAAGAATGTTGCGGTTAAGCCGCAAAAGCTCGCCGCAGCGGCCTTGGAGCTAATGAGGCGCGAGATGGTTGTCCCTGGCTTGTTTTTCAAGCAGGGCATTGACAACTTCAAGGGGGCGCTTGATGACACTGTGAACATCAAGGTCCCTGGGGTCTTGACGGCCCGCGATTACGCTTGGCGCAATGACCGGACCACGGCGATTGCGACTGACGTGTACAAGGAACGTAAGATCGCAATTAGTTTCGGCGGCAACGCGGTTTCGGCTGCGCATCTTACTGACGAGGAGCGCGAGTTCGACTTCGGCGGATGGGCGGGCTCGATTCTGCCTGCGCAGTCGAAGGCTGTTGCGCGCGCGCTAGAGTACGGTGCGGTTGATACGCTCCGAAACGGCAAGTACGCGGTGTCTTTGGGGGCGAAGCCCGAGAACATCGTTAAGGACATTGTTGAGGCGCGTCGAGTGCTGAACCGTGCTGGCGCCTCCAAGGTGGGGCGCGTTCTGCTTGTGGGTTCGGATTGGGACGCGATTCTCCAGTCCTCGAAGGAGCTGACTGCGGCGAGCGTCGGTGACGGTGTTGCTGAGACGGCGTTCGAGGATGCGTACATTGGGAAGATCAAGGGGTTCACGGTTGTGACCTCTGAAGAGATTGACCCGGGTGAGGCTTACGCTCTTACTGGCGGCGCGTTTGTGTTCTTGAACGCGGCTCCTGCGGTGCCTGACTCTGTTGTCGGGGCGTCCGGCATCTCCCAGGATGGTGTCGCCATGCGGTGGATCAAGGACTACGATTCCATGCACCTCATGGAGCGAAGCATCGTCAATACCTGGTACGGGTTCAGGCAGGTTGTTGATCCTGTCGTGTACTGGGATGCCGCGAAGAAGACCGAGGTTGTCTCGGATGCCGAGTACGGTATTCGGGCGGTCAAGTTGGCGCTTGACGGCACTGATTCCTACTTCGCTGAGGGCAGCGACAAGACCGCGGTCGCGAAGGCGTTGAAGCTGGATAAGCGGGCGAAGGCGACGACCTACGTTGCTCCTGCTGGGCCGTGATTCTAGTTGGCCTGGTTATGGGGCGGGCACCTGAGGTTATTCATGGGTGTCCGCCCCGGTGTGGCCGCGAACTGGTAAGGGGGTGGCGTGGACGCTTCTAGAAAAGCGGAGATGCTGATTTCTGTCGATGAGTTGGCGGCGATGCTGAAGTACTCGCTCATTGGAGATGAGAGGGATGGGGCGGCTGAGTTGATCTGGGACGCCTCGAACCTGGCTCGACATTACGGGAGGGCCACTTGGCGCGCAGACGCCTGCCCTCCAGTTGTGCGCACCCTGGTGCGCAATGCTTGCGTGCGGTATCTGAACCTTTCTGAGTCTGTTGTCCAGTCTCGCGCTGGCGACGAGTCCGAGGCGTACACGGACCTTGGGCTGCGGACTGGAACAGTGTTCTTCTCTCCTGAGGAGATTGGGACGATCAGGAAAGCGGCGGGCAGGTCCGGGAATCTGCGTGTTGTTCACACAACGGTGCATTCCGGGGAGGCCCCGGAGTCGGACGTGCAGTGGCATCGGGTCGTCGGGTCCGATGGTCTGGTCGCTCATTGGGGGTGGTCCCGTGGCGGTCGGTAGACACCGGGGCGAGATCGGGGTTCTTTACGGGCGGAAGCGCGTGCGGGACTCGCGGGGGAACCTGGTTACCGTCGAGGACTCGTCTCGCTTGTTCCGGGTGCGGATGGGGATGAAAATGATCCGCTCCAACAGGGGAGAGTCCAAAGGCCAGCTCACTAACGAAGTGGTGCTCCTGACGTTCGATCCGGTTGACGTGGACGGCGACAAGCTCACGGACGTTGGGGCTTGGACGCGCGTCGAGTTCGATGGTCGCACTTGGGACTTGGCGTCGCCTCCTGCGTTCAAGCGGGGGACGCGGCGTACTGCTCATTGGGAGGCCGAGGTTCGTCCGCGGCCTCCGTCGAATCTGCGGGGGGTGTCTGGTGGTTAAGATGCTGGTCACGCCGCACAGGTTGAACAAGATCGTGTCGCACATGCCGCAGGTGCGGGCTGCGGTGACGGCACAAGTGGCTGCTCGCGCTCCTCGTGCCCGCGCCGTTTTGGCGCGGCACCGGCGCACCGGAGCCTCCCGCATCGAATCTTACGTTGCCGAAACGGACGGCTGGATCGTCCTGGTGGACCCGCGAGGGAACGCGGCCGCCATCGAGTTCGGTCGTAAAGGCCGGTGGGTCGAGCGGCCCCGATGGGTTGGTCGCGGTGCCGGTCGCAGGGTTGCCGGAGTTGATGCGGTGTGGATACCGCCGTCAAGGCCGGTCCGGGCTCTTGCCGCCGCTGCTGGGGGGTGATTCCGTTTGGCGTTCGATGTTGAATCCCTGGACTCGGGGAAGCACGTCGCTGTGGAGGATTTCTTGCCGGGCTGGCTTTCCCGAGCACTCCCTGACGGGGTAACGGTTCGCACGCGCATCGAAGAGGGGGACGCGATGCCCTACCTCCTCGTAACGGAGGTTGATCCTGAGGGCGTGTCTGCGGCCGCCCGCAGGGGCGGCGATGACGTGGATGTTGTGGAGGTTGAGTTTCACGCTTTCTGCGAGGGCCTGGACGCGGAGCGCGCGTGCTGGAAGTTGCTCTGGGCGTCCTTCAAGTTGATTGAGGAGTGGGCGAGGAAAGGGCGGCGAATCGGGAGCGCCGCCTCGTTTCTCGTGGGGGCCCGCTTGTTAGAGCGGCCGCGGCGCCGCCCTGATTGGGCTGATGCTACTGGCCCAGTTCAATACCAGGATTTGCCCGTGGGCATTGAGCGTTTTGTCGCCCGTGCCCGGTTGACGATTATCAATAGGTGATGGCGCGCCTTGTCGGAAGGCGCAGGAAGGGGGCTGGGATGGCCCTAGAGGATAAGAAGACACTTGTAGTCGGTGAAATGCACTTTTTCACCGCTGACGAGCACACTAAGCCGCCCACGGTGACGGCTTACAAGCAGGACAGTACGCCTGGGAAGACGACGGCGCTTGCTGGTTGGGAGAACCTGGGGCACACCCAGATGGAGAATCCCCTGAAGATCACGGTGAGCGGTGGCGAGGTCACTGTGAAGGGGTCTCTTCAGAAGCACGCTCTCCGCACGGCGACTTCTGATCGAAACTTCGCTATTGAGGTTTCGCTCCACCAGTTCGATAAGAACACGATCAAGAAGTGGATGGGGAAGAACGCTGTTGAGGACACTGGTTTGGTGTACGCCAAGCCAAAGCCCCAGCCCTGGCGCGTGGCGTTGCTTGGCATCTGCGAGGACGAGGGCAACGTCTTCATGATCCATGCGGGGTCTGTGGATATCGCGCCCAACGGCGACTTCGACGTGCAGAACACGGAGGACCTTGTTGCTCTGCCTGTCAAGCTGACTGTGTTGACTGACAAGGAGGGGAAGACTCTCGGCATGTCTGAGGTCACTCCTCTTTCCTGAGTGTTGCGGGGCGGGCTGTGCGGCTGGTGTGCCAGGCGACCGCGCGGCCTGCCCGTTTTTCCTGGCATTTCGCATGGCACGTCGATTAGGAGGCCGCAATGGCTATTAACTTTGACAATCTCGACCTCGACGCTATCCGCGGAGAGGCTGAGAACAAGCACAAGAACCTCGTTGTCGAGGGTGTTGTGTTCCGCGGGCTGATCCACATGCCCAAGGATGAAAGGGCCCAGTTCCAGGAACTCGTTTCCGAGTTCCGCGACAATGAGGGCGGGGACAAAGACGCAGAGACTTTCTACACGAAGGTCCTGACTCTTGTGGCCGCGGACAAGGAGCGCGCCACTGACTTGCTGGCGAAGATCGGCTCCGACCTGGCTGTTCTCGATACTCTGGTTTCGCTCTACTTCGAACGCACTCAGGTGGGGGAAGCCTAGCCGTCGCGGAAGTGATTGACCGCGCGGGGGCGGGGGTGTACGCCGACTTGCTGCGGTACTACCAGGTTGACTTGGTTGCCGCGGTGGAGTCGGGGTCCCCGTCTCCGCGTCTTTTGTTGGTCCTGATCCACGGCCTTCCTGATGGGTCGTGGACCGCGGCGCTATTGAACAACAACCCGGAATTGCGAGGATGGACCCGCGAGACGGCTCTGCTCGCTGACATTTTCGACAATATCAGCGTGAACACGGTCGCTACCGGAATGGGGGGCGGGCCGCGGAAGCCGTACATGTGGCCGGGCAGGCCCGGGGCGAGGGCTGACGATACTTTCGTGGCGGACACGCGGAAGAAGGGTGGCATGCGTGCCGCCTTCGAGGCCGCTTTGTCGGCCTAGTTAAGCGCCTCCTGTTTATATCGTTTGGGGGTGATGCCTGATGCCGAGGGCTGAAGGCAATGTGGTCGCGAGGCTCGCCGTCCAGGTGATGCCGGATACAGATGGCTTCTGGACCGAGCTCGCGACCAAGCTAGATGCTATTGAGAAGAGGCTCCGACCTTTGGAGGTCGGGGTCCAGTTGGATGAGAACCATTTCGTGCAGAAAGTGCAGGCGCTTGCGCGCCGCGCTGAGGCCGCTGCGCGGGATGTTGACATTAAAGTGAACGTTGACAATTCAGCGTTCAACAGCCTGGACCAGATGCAGACTCGTCTTGACGATTTGTCGGATCGGGCGCGCGGGTCCTTGTCCGGGGTTTATGACGGGGACCTGGAGACTATTCGACAGCATTGGTCGCAGACGCTCGACAAGATGCGCAGGGACGCCGCCAAGAAGCTACGTTGGCGTTCCATTATGCCTGCGTCTGAGGGTGCGGAATGGTCCGCGTTGGACAGCTTCTACTATAAGCGCCAGGTTCAGGGGCGCGCTGATGCTATGCGTCGCGCGTTCTCCGATCTTGGGCCGGTCACGTTCGATATGCGGCCTGACGCCTCGTGGGCGGACAAGGCCAAGGGGGTACTCGACGGCTTTTTCCAGAAGGAGTACGTCGGGCGGATTCGCTGGACCGTGGACGAGGACTTGTCCGACCAGGGGGCGCTTCGCAGGTTCCGTGATCGATTGGACCGGGAGTTCGGTTCGAGTGACACGTGGAAGTACCGCGTGGAGCCTGATTTGGCGGTTCAGGATGGGTCGATTGACGCGGCCCTCCTGAAGCTGCGCAGGGAAATCCGAGAAAGGGCTTTCGGGCACCACGAGGCATTGCACTTGGACATCAAGCCCAACATGTCGAACCATGAGCTCCGGGAGGTGGGGCACAAGCTGCGCCGCTTCAAGAACAAGTGGGACGACACTGAGCTGGAGTTCAAGCTCGGGCTGGACCACTCGTCCCGGTACATTGCCGCGGCTCGGCTGGCTTTGTTGGCGCGGGACCGCTGGGTGCGCTTGCACCCGCTTGTTGACCATAAGGCGTTCGTGGTCGCCCGCGAGACTTTGGCCGCCATGAGCGGCTTCCGCCTCGCGAAGGACCTCACGTCGAACCTGTGGGACCTCGTTAAGAACCTGGACAAAGCGGTGCCACTGCTCGGCGCCGTGGGGGCAGGATTGGCCGCCGCTGCGGCTGGCGCCTCCACGTTGCTGAAGCACACTATCGGTATCAGTGGGTCCATCGTCGCGGCGGGGCAGGCCGCGGCGCTTCTCGGGCCGACGCTTGTGGCGTCAGCAGGCTTTGTCGGGTACACGTTCTACCAGGCGTTGAAGCCCATTAAGGAGTTCGTGCCCGAGATTGAGGGCGCGTTCCGCTCGATGAATGATGTGATTCAGCATGGGTTCTGGGAGCAGGCGAGCGGGAATGTTCGTCAGCTCTTGGATGACTTGTTCCCTGCGTTGAATAACGGGTTCAGCGTGTTGGGGCGTTCTGCTGGGCGTCACTTCGGGCGCGTGGTGGATTCGTTCTCGCGGATTCTTGCGCCGCGGATGCAAGAGATGTTCGAGCATTCTGCTGCTGGCTTGGATGAGCTGGGGTCGCATAGCGATTCCTTGGCGCAGGTGTTCGCGGTTCTGGGGCGTCATGGGTCCGCGGCTTTCGAGCGTATCCTTGGTGCGCTCGGTCGGGTCACTGACCGGTATGCGGCGTGGCTGACCGAGGCGGACTCGTCTGGTCGGCTACAGCAGATCATTGACCGCGGCATTCAGTCGTTCGTGGACTTCGGGCGCGCAGTAGGCAATGCTGGTGGAGTTCTCGGCGACTTGTGGCGCGCTGCTGACAAAGCGGGCGGCGCCACTATGGGGCGCCTCGCGGACGGCTTGGAGCGTGTTCATAAGACGACTTCTGGCGAGGCGTTCCAGTCCGGGATGGTGAAGTTCTTCCGCGGAATGAACGCTTCCTGGTCGGAGTTGAAGGTTAATATCGGCGGTTCGCTTGGCGGGTTCGCGGCGTCTATCGCTGACCTGTCGGACAGGGCCGGTCGCCTGGCCGGTCGCGTCGCTGGACAGTTCGGCAACGCGGTGTTCAACGTGTTCTCCGGCCAGGGCTTGAATCAGGGGATTACGGGATTCTTCTCGGGCTTGTCTGCTGGCTTGTCCCGCATCCAGGGCGTCTGGCCGCAGGTGTCCGAAGGGCTTGGGCACCTGTTCAGGTTCATGGGGTCTCTTGGCCGGGGCCTTGGGCCCGTGGTTGGCTCAACCCTGGGGGCGTTGGCTAATGCGGTGACGCGGCTGGAGCCCGCATTGTCGAGGCTTTCGGAGCGCCTTGGCCCGAAGTTCGCTGCGGCTATTGACGTTGCGGCTGGCGCATTGACTCCGTTGGCCACGGCGTTCGCGAACCTGCTGGACGGCTTGTCCCGCATCCCGGGGGCCTTGGAGCTCGTCATTGGCGGGTTCATGGCGTTCCGGTCGATCAGCTTCGTTGGCTCGCTGGTGAAGGCTGTAGCCACGGCGTTCTCCGGCCTGAAGGACACTGCGGCGTCCGCTGTCGGCGCCCTGGGGAACATTCTTCCCGGTGGCGGCGGGGGCTTGTGGGCCGGGATCAAGGAGGGGGCCGCGGCTGGCGCGGCCTCGCTCGCTGGAGCACTGCCCCGTTTGGGGGCTGCCGCTAAGATCGCTGGCGGCGCGATGGGTGGCCTGGGTGCCGCGGCGTCTGGCGTCATTGGCCTCCTGGGCGGCCCCTGGGGGGCGGCCCTGGTCGCGGGTACTGCTGGTGTCGCGGCCCTGGTGTCGAAGCTCAGCGAGGTATCGTCTGAGGGCTCTGCTGTGGTGAAGGCTTTGGATGCGGTGGCGTCTGGGTCTGAGGACGCTGGGCGGCGTTTGTCGGCTTCCGCGTCGAAGATGTTCAATGGAAGTGGTTTCGATGAGATTACCAATTCCAAGGTTCTGAATCAGGCCGCAGAGAAATACCGCGGCAATTGGCGGTGGTGGAACAAGTGGTCCGGCGGCAACAGCGGGCATATAGCGGCGGATATCTCCGACGCGTTCGACCGTATTGCCGAGATCGGTAAGTCTGGGGATTCTGTTGGCGCGGTTGAGGCGTTGCGGCGTCTTGGTCAGGAGTTCGTGAAGTCTGGCGGCTCTGCTACGGAGTGGCGGAGCACGGTCGAGTCGGCGGCTGGGTCTGTTGACGGGTTGGGCGACGCGCTTGGTGACGCGGCGGGTCAGTTCGGCTTGGCGGCGACGCAGGCGAACGGGATCGAGCTCGCGATGGGCGGGGTTGATCTACAGGCGCGGCTCGCGATGGATGCCGTGAAGATGGCCGGCCAGTCTGCCACGGAGATGGGTCACGCGCTTGACGCTATGGCTGGTGGTGGTGACGGGGCGTTCGACCGTTTGGGCCGGTTGCGGTCTGCGGTTGACAACGTTGGTTCCAGCATGGTGTCGATGGCCTCGGCGGCGGTTGATGCCAACGGCCAGGTCGTCCAGTCCGTTGAGGAAGTGATTTCTCGCTTGGGCGAGCAGGTTGATGCCCAGATTCAGGCTGGGGAGAACATGCTTCGTCTCGCGGAGGCGGGGTTCAATATCGACTTCCTGGAGCAGCTGGGCAAACTGCCTGAGGGCGCCCAGTACTTGCAGCAGCTCGTGCAGTTGCTCGGGGATTCGTCTGCTGAGGGGCAGGCGAAGTTGCAGGCGCTTATCGACCAGGCCAACCGGGTTGGCCCTGCGTTGCAGGGTATGTCTTGGGAGGGTTCGGCTGCGTTGTCCAAGTTGAACTTGGATTCGCAGAATGTGTTCTCGGATTTCAAGAAGAATCTTGATGCGGCGTTGGCGGCTGCGGGTGTTGATGCGAATGTTCGCGTGAAGGTTCAGGCCGCGACGGACAAGGACCAGATCGCCCAAGCTCTTGCTGAGGTGCGGGCGCAGTTCCTGAAGATCAATGACAAGTACTACATCAACGTGAACGGCAAGCTCACTGAGGTTCAGATTGACCCTAACGTGCAGATTGACGGTGCGGAGGATTTGAATAAGAATCTTTCGGGGCTTGTCAAGTGGTTCTCTGGCGATGACGGCGGGCAGGGCCCGTACCAGAACGGGTTCCAGTTCGGCCAGCAGTTCTCTCAGGGCGTTGGTGACGGCGCGACTTCGGGGGCGCCGCTGTTGCCTAATCTTGGGCAGGACCCGAATAGTCTCCTCGGCTTTCATGGGGCGATGTTCTGGGATGCGGGTTTCGGACATGGGCAGCAGTACTCGAACGGTTTGGCTTCTGCGGTTCCGCAGGCCGCTGCGTCGGGTGCGTTGTTGTCGTCGAGCGCTAAGGCGGGGGCGGACAGCATTTCGCTTGCGCCTTCTGGGGCGTCGGCGGGGTCTGGGTTCGCCAGTGGCGTTGGGTCTGCGTCCGGTGCCGCGGCTGGTGCTGGTAGTGCGCTGGCGGCGTCCGCGGCGTCTGCTGCGTCTTCCGCGATTGGTCGGTTGGCTGCGATTGGCGCGCAGGCTGGTGCGGGGTTCGCGGCGGGCGTGATGTCTGCTGTGGGGCGCGCGGTCGCGGCGGCCCAGGCGATGGCCTCACGGGCGGCTGCTGCTGCAAGCGAGAAGCTGGAGGTCAGGTCTCCGTCGCGCGTGTTCAAGCGCATTGGCCGGTTTGTTTCGCAGGGCTTCGCCGACGGCATCCACAAGGATGCTGGCCTGGCTGTTACCGCTGCGGAGGACATGGTTTCTCGCGTGGTCGAGGCGGGCTCTGGAGCGAGACTGCAAGTGCTCGATGGTGGGCGTTTGCAGGTTGATGGTGGTGAGCAGGTGCTTCGTGTGGCTGTTGATCCTGAGTCGTTGAAGGGGGCCCGTATTGGGTTGCGGGTCTCTGACGACCGGGAGTTCGACGCTTACGTGGCGGATGTTGCTGATGGTCGTGTGATCGAGTACGCGGGCATGGTGTCGTAGAACGCCCCTCGCGGGGGCGTTGGCGGCTCACTGGGGCGCGGGTGCGGTTGGTGCCGTGTTCGCGCCCTGGGAGGCTGTTTGGGGGTGTTTAGTGGTGTTTAAGGCTTGGGTTCATTCCCGTTCCGGGCTTGTTTCGTTTTTCGTTGATGAGCTCGGGGTCCTTCTCGCTGATGGCGAGGTGATCGCCGAGGTCCGGGCGGACGCTTGGGGCGCGGGGTTCTGGACGTTCTCTTGGCCGTTCGCTCCGGTCGGGGCGCAGGTGCGTTACGAGTGGCGCGGGGCTGGTGGGTCGAAGGCGAGTGCGGTGCTGACGAGGCCCGCGTCGGAGTCGCCCGGTGGGGCGCGTGTCGCGAACGCTTTGGGGCGCGGCGTTGATGTGGATTTGTACGAGGATACGGGCGATCCTTTGTCTTGGGAGCCGGACGTGTCCGAGTTCGAGAATGGTGTTGTTCGTTATCGGCGTGGAAAGCTGGGCGGGAAGTCCAGGTTCGTCCTGGATTCCCCCGACCGGTTCCAGGCGCTCCGCGGCGTGCTGGAAGGGCCCGGCTTGGTGCTGTTGATGTTGGACGCCCCAGCGGCGTCCGTCGAGCCTGTGCGGTGCGTCCTCGTGAAGGGCGTCGAGTACGAGCGATTGTCCACGGACGGGGACCGTCAGATCGACGTGGAGTGGGTGCTGAAGCCCTACCCTCCTGGGGGGTTCGTCCCGGGCGTTCGAGGCCGGGTTTGCCCGTCGTTGACGTGGGGCGACTGCCAGGCGCAGGGGCGCCGCTGGGGGTCGTGGACCTTGATGGGGGCATTGCGGGAAAGCGGGATGCCGTGAGGGGCCCGGCTGCGTTGACGGTTGACGTGCTGTCGGGGCCGTGCCTCGTGGAAGCGCGGGTGACGGTTGTTCGAGGAGGCCGCGTCCTGTGCGAGAACGTGGTCGTCGAGTCGGGCACGCTGGAGGTATCGGCCTCGCAAGCCACGCAGGAACGCCTGTCGTTCCACGTGGCGCCCGATTATGCGCCCGAGCACGAGTGGAGCCCGTTCGCCCCGTTCGGGCAGACAGCGCACCTGACAATCCACGTGACAACTGCTCTGGGTAGCGAGTTCGTTGTGGACCGCGGGTGGTTCCTCCTGTCGGAGGCGAAGTGGAGCCGCGGCGGCGAGGTGCAGGTGACCGCGTACTCGCTGTTGCAGCGCCTTGTGGAGGATGACTTCGCGTGGCCCACGTCCCCAGAGCCGGGGGCGATGCTCAGTGGGGAGTTGGCGCGCCTGTGCGCGCCCCATCTGACTGTCGTTCTCGACGCCCCGGACAGGAAGCTGCCCGGGGGCTTGTCCTGGGGAAACAAGCGCGTTGATTCTGTGAAGAAGTTGCTGGACGAGTACGGCCTTTCCGCTTACGTTGGGGCGGATCGTCAGTTGCATGTCGTGCAGCCAGGAGTCGGGCAGCCGGTGGCCAGGTACTCGGGGGAGGACCTTGCGCTAGGAGAGAGCCGCACCTTGGATCGTAAGACTGCGAATGCCTGGACGGCAATCACTTCGCAGCTCAGTGGCGGCGGGAAGTATTCGGCGTACAGGGAGTCCCGGCATGGGCCGAGGGATGCGTCAGTCTATGGGCGCGTCCACGAGGTCTTGCAGGTGAAGGACGCTTCGCAGGAAGCCGCCGAGGAGGCGGCTGCGCGGGCCTTGACAGAAGCGCAGTCGGGCGCGGAGACGCGTTCGTTCTCCATTGTCCCTGATTATCGCGTGGACCTCGGTGACGTTGTTTCGGTCGAGGACGGCATGGGGCATCTGGTGACGGGTGCCGTCTGTGGCTTCTCGATGGATTGTGGTGGGGGCGCGCAGGGGATGCGTCTCGATTTGAAGGTGAGGGTTGTGTGACTTCGGGGAAGAATAGTTTTTGGTTGGCGGGCGCTAAGCCGCCCGCCCCTAGTGCGTCGTCCACGATCCCCGGCCGGTTCGTCGGTGACGGCGAGGCGGGGACGGTCCGCGTCGAGGTGGGGGAGCCGGGGAACATCGTGAACGTCCCATCCGGGGGCGGCGTGTTCTCCGAGGGCGCGCCGGTCACGGTGCAACTGGCCCCCTCGGGGGCCCCTATGGGCCTCCTATCGTCCACTACGGCGGCCTCTGACGCTTCTAAGCGCGTGTATGTTGGCGAGGAGGGGGCGGTGGCCCGCCAGGCCCTTACGTCGGCTTCTGACGCGCTTGTTGAGGCGGAGAAGGCGGCCCGTAAGATGGAAGCCGCGTTGAAGGCGTTGGAGGAGGCGAACAAGGAGGTTCCATCCCGCCTCGCCCAGCTGGAGCGGGACCTTCAAGAGGCGTCCAAGCAGGTTCTCGCAGCGCGGAACATGTACACGGTCGCGTCGCGGGCGCCGACCGCGGCGGACGCGCAGGACCGCCCAGCTGGAGCAGTGTGGGAGCAGGTCGGTTCGGACGAGAAAGTGACGGGCCGCTGGGTCTTTCAGTCAGGGGAGTGGAAAGCGGTTTCCCTTGACGACGACCTGATTGGCTTTGACCGCGAGACGTGGACGCGGCTCTTGCGGGTCGCGGGAGACGCCACCATTAGCGGGAACCTCCTTGCGGGGGGCTCGGTTACCGCGGAGAAGATAGTCGCCTCGAAGGAGCTGAGTGCGAAGGTCGCTCAGTTCGAGGACGCGGTTGTGGACAAGTTGAAGGCCCAGCATGCCGTTATCACAGGCGACTTGATCGCTGAGCGCCTTGTTGGTAAGGAGCTTGTGGGCGGGTCGGTGACGGCCAGCGGGGATGGTGGACTATCCACTGTTGCTATTGATTCTCGGGGGCTGGTTCCTGAGGTTCGTTTCAATCGCCGCAAGCCGGACGGGTCGAATATCATTCTCACGAGGCTTGTTCCTACGGGGGTTGATGTGGTGACTCCCGCTGATGGCGTTTTCTCCTACTCGTGGAGAGACCTGATTGGTGCTCCGTCATATAGGTTCGCGTCTGGGAAGGTGAATTACTTGCTTCCCGTGGGGCGCAAGGACAAGCTTGCGTTGCGGACCGACTCGACCAGTCGGGCCAAGCAGATGCGCACTGTTGGCTTGGGCGGGTCGTTGATGGTGCCGCGTTCGGGCCGGTACAAAGTAACGTGTTTCGCGTGTGTGCAAACCTCTTCCTGGTCGAATGTTATTTCTCTGGCTTTGTTGCGCGGAGACGCTGAGGACGCCGAGTGGGGGGACCTGTACTCATACGCCTATGGTCCGGCCAATCAGTATGTGACTCCCTCTGTTACGGGCACCATTGATGTGACATCTTCTGAGAAGATTTCGCTTGGCTTGTCGGCAAGTGAGAACGGCGCGTACTTGAAGGATTATCGGGTTGAAGTTGATTATGTTTGCCCACTGTAGGGGAAAGGGGAATTAGTATGACTAAGAAATTGCGTAAGGGCGTTCAGGTGCCCACGGAGAATGATCCTCTCCTGGAGGGGCTGTACGGCGCGTTCAACAGTGCTGGCGTTGTGACCACGGTCCAGTCCGCGGAAGAGGCCCGTAGGCTTGTTGACGTGGCCGCTGGGGCCGGGGAGGGCCCCACTACCGCGGAGCCGTGGTTCTTCAACGTGGCTCAGCAGCTCTACTTCGCGGATGGCACGAAGTGGAAGAATGGCAATTGGGCTCTGAAAATGCTCAATGAGGTTGAGCATGTGAATTACCCGTATGCCGCGTCTGGCGCGTGGTACAACGTGGGGGCCGGCCAGTACTACAAGTACTATGATTCGACTCTCAGTCCGAAGCCTTATCGGCGCCTTGTGCTGGCGTTCTTGTCCGCGTGGGCGAACACCACGGGAAGCGTTGACTTGTACCTGTCGATTGACGGGACGGGCACGCTGCGGTCCGCGTTCAACTCCGGCGGAGGAGACCAGCAGTCGAACTCCCTGTTCAACTTCGGACTCATTGAAGCCAATGCTGAACCAAAAGTTGAGTGGGGCATTTACGGGCGCGGGAGTGGCGGTAGCGCCGCGTTCACGACTGACCCCGGTTACAACAGGTTCATGTGCATTGCTCTCCCTGTGAGCCTGTGAAAGGGCGTGCGCATGGCTTTTCGTAGGCCCGTGGTGGATTACTTGGCCGTGTGGCCGTGGTGTGTCGGCGAGGTCGTGAAGGCGGGCGCGCTGCGGTCTTTGGGGGGCCGCGTGTGGCGGGCCCTGTGCGAGCACGAAACGCATATGGGGGTTGCGCCTGGCGTGGATAGTGATGTTGTGGTGTGGGAGCGGGTGATGTGAATGCCTTTCACTCCAGCTGATGTTGAGCGGCTTTTGAACATGTCGGATGAGGATTTGTCCTTGTTGTACGACAAGGTTATGTGTGAGTTCCGTCGTCGTGATGCTATACAGCAGGCCAAGGAAGAGGCGGATCGGGTTGCGCGCGAGTACGCGGCGGCGGTCGCCGACGCGGAGCCGAAGAAGATTGAGGACCTGAGCAAGGCGGCCTCGGTCGGCCCTGGGGAGACTGTGACTTTCCCGAATGGGAAGTGGCGGAATGTGTCTGGGCAGTGGTTGTCTCCGCATACGCAGGGGCCGTCTTCTTTCTGGCAGGGTTGGATGAAGCTCGATGGGAAGAAGATCGATTTGCAAGCTCTGAAGCCTTGGGGTGTTGGTTTCAAGGTGAATGCTGGGGATCAATGTCGTCATGATGGCAAGGCGTGGCGGGCTTTGCAGGAGCATACGACTGTTGCCGAGTGGGCGCCGGGGATGGCGCCTTTGTTGTGGCAGCTCGTGGAGTGAGTTGCGTAGTGGGTGCGGGCTGGCGGCCCCCGCGTCCTTGTTGTTTGTTTCTTTGGCCGCCGTTTCATTTTGGGGATGGGAGAGAGCATTGGACTTCGCTAATCTTTCTGCGGATACCGAGATGTGGCATCCGAACTGCACGTCTGGCAGGGGCGGCTACGCCCTGAACAAGATCGTTCTTCATCACAATGCTGGCGCTTACATGAGCGCTGGCGCGGTGTATTCGGCGTTCACGTCGAACGGGACTTCCGCGCACTATAACGTGGATGCGGTTGGGAATATCACCCAGTACGTTCACGATTGGGATACGGCTTATCATGCTGGGCATTGGCCCACGAATCAGTCGTCTATCGGGATCGAACACGCGAACGTTGGTGGCCCGGACAGTGGGTGGGCTATTTCGTCTGAGACTGTGGAGTATGGCGCCCGCCTTACGGCGGCGCTGTGCTACAACTACGGGCTCGGGCGCCCCGCGTATGGGGTGAACGTGTTCCCCCACAACGATTTCTTTGCGACGGCTTGCCCGGGCCAGCTGGATGGGTCCCTGCGGGACACGTACATGGATCGGGCTGGCTACTGGTACGACAACATGAGCGGCCAGGGCGGTGAGGGCTGGGTGCAGGAGGGCACCGGCTGGTGGTACCGCAACGAGGACGGTACCTGGCAGACCGGTTGGTTCCAGGTCAAGGACTCGTGGTACTTCGCCGACCTGAAGGGCTGGTTGCAGTCCGGGTGGCTGCTGTCCGCAGGGAAGTGGTACTTCCTGCACGACGTTCACGACGCCCGCTTCGGTCAGATGGAGACCGGGTGGGTGCAGGTGAACAGCGTGTGGTTCTACCTCGCTCCCGAGGAGAACGGCGCGATGGTCACGGGCTGGCGCCTGATCGACGGGAAGTGGTTCTACTTCGAGTCCAACGGCGCCATGCGCACGGGCTGGCTGGAGGATAACGGCCACCGGTTCTTCCTGAGGGAGAACGGCGCTATGGCGCATTCTGGTGTGTTCCAGACGCGCTATGACGGCGGTTGTAGCGTGTTTGATTCTGAGGGTCACTTGATCGTTGGTCGGGTGACTCTGTTGCAGGACGAGGCCGGCATGTTGACGCTGGCCGAGGCTAACTGAGGGGGGGGTGTTTGCGATGACGTTTTACACGAGGAAGTCTTTTTGGCTGGGTGTGGCGGAGCGCGCGGTGAAGACCGCGGCTCAGGCGATGCTGGCAGAACTGACGACTGGCACGGTCATTTGGGGCCTTGATTGGGCCCGGACTGTTGGTGTTGGCCTCACGGCCGCGGTTTGGTCTGTTCTGACTGCGCTCGGCGATCCTGAGCGCACGGACGTTGCGACTGTGACGGGCGCCTGAAGCCTGGGCGCCCTCCTTACTGTTGGAAGGGGGTGGGCCTGTGTTGGTGGAGCTTATTGGGTCTCCTGCCATGTGGGCGGTCCTGGGTGGCCTGATCGGTGTTGTGGTTACGGCGATTGGGCGGCGTGAGGATAGGCACCTGACGGCGTTGCAGACTTTGACTGAGCGTTTGGACGCTCAGGTGAGGTCGTTGGAGCGTCGGGTGGATGTCTTGGAGGCTGAGCGGGATTCGCTTGGCCGGAAGTTGCGTGCGGCTTTGGATTGGGGTCGGCGTTTGGTGTCGTGGGGCGAGGAGGTGTCGGATTTGGTTGATCCGACTGTTGATGTTCCTGCGGCGCCGGTTCTTCCGCAGTTGTTGTCGGAGGAGTACTAATCCGTTTTTGGGGGGGGTGTCCTGCGGTGTTTGCCGGAGGGCGCCCCCCTTGTTCTTGTTTGTGCGTGTTGTTGTTTGGGGGTTATGGGTTTGCTGAGTGAGTTGCATTCTGGGGCTGCTGCGGGGTCTAGGCGGGTTTCTGACGGTGCCCCGTGCAAGGTGGGTAGGATTATCGGCGGGCTGGATTCTGAGGATGCTGAGTGGCTTCGTGGAGTGCTGGACGATGCTGACGAGACGACGGCTGGGATAAGGCGGACGCTTCGGGCCGCCGGATTCGAGGTGGCGGCCTCGACGCTGGGGGAGCACAGGAGGGGGGAGTGCTGCTGTGTTGCGTGACTTGCATGAGGAGGTGAATGCTCCTTTCCGGGCCGCTGGGGCCCGGGCGGTTGACGGTGTTGGCGCCAAGGTGTTGACGTTGGATATCGAGTCTTCTCCTACGGTCGCCCACGTGTGGGGGTTGTGGGATCAGAATGTTGGGTTGAATCAGATTGTCGAGGATGGGCGCATGTTGTCGTTCTCGGCTAAGTGGTATGAGGATTCGCAGACTGGGTTCTGGGCGGATTGGAAGCCTGGTGGGCATGAGGGTATGGTTGAGGAGGCGTGGCGTCTTCTTGATGAGTGCGATGTGCTTGTGACTTATAATGGTAAAAAGTATGATGTGAAGCATTTGAACCGGGAGTTCGTGTTGGCCGGGTTGGGGGCGCCGTCGCCTTATAAGCAGGTGGATTTGCTTCCGGTGGTTCGCAGGCAGTTCAAGTTCACGTCGAACAAGCTTGATTATGTTGCGTCGCGGCTTGGGTTGGGTCATAAGGTCGCGCACGAGGGGCATGGTCTTTGGATGGCGTGCCTTGAAGGGGATCGGGATGCTCAGCAGCGCATGGAGGTGTACAACCGTGGGGATGTGGAGTTGACTGAGGCCCTGTATGACCGGTTGCGTCCGTGGTTGGCGGGCGGCCCGCACATGGGCTTGTATCGGCGTGAGGACAAGTGTGGGGCTTGTCCTCATTGTGGTGGTGTTGAGCGTGTGGAGTGTGGGGAGGCGTTGACGGGGGTGTCGGCGTTCCGGGCGTTCCGGTGTGTGTCGTGCGGTGGGGTGTTCCGTGGGTCGCGGGTGTTGCGCCGGGTTGCGTCGCGGCCTGTTGTGGGGTAGGGTGTTTCCCCTTGACTTATGGTTACCGTCCGGTTAGAGTTGGTGTTGACGTGCTGAAACACCAGCTCCAGGAGGGGGATCATGGCGCGAGCGACCAAGATCATCGACGAGGCCGAGGCCCTGCACTTGCTGCGGGATTGTGGGTTCACGTACCAGCAGATGGTGGACTGGTACAAGCGGCGGCACGGAGTCGATACGTCTGTGAGCATGTGGTCCCGTTTCCTCCGGCGGAACGGGGGGCGGCGCTTGAAGCCGCGGCCCGTTGCGATCCCGTGGATCACGTCGAACACTGCGCGGAACCAGAATTACGCGCAGGGGTTGCGGGCGTTGGATGCTGCGGAGCGGGGGGAGGAGTTGTCGGACCAGCAGCAGCGCCTCGGGGCGGCGCTGCGTCGGCGCTTGGTGTCGGAGAACCTTGTCGTTGATTACGACCATGATGAGGAGGCGTTCGTGCTGGTGCCGCGGCGCCGTGGGGTGGATTCTTGGTGGATCAGGGACCCGTTCCTGGACGACGCGGGGCGCCTGGTGTCTGACTTCTCGCAGATTCGCCTGGGGGCGTACAGGCGGCGGCTCCCGCTCTGACGGCCCCGGCCCTCCTTTTCCCACACGCCAAAGCGTGTGGTACGCCACAGTGTTCGGTTTGACATTAGATGCACTTTGTGCCTAAACTGGTGCCCGTCAACAAAGACGAACACGAACCGAAAGAAAGGAGGCCAAACGCAGTGCGAGCGAAGCACAGTATTAACCACCTGTCCTACTCCTCCGCGTCCGGGTACGCGGAATGCGGGGAGCGGTGGCGTCTATCTCGCGTCTACGGCCTTGACAAGTTCACGTGGTGGGTCACCATCATGGGAACAGCCGTCCACGCAGTGACCGAGGCCCTGGACCTCGCCGACGTGGGCGCTCTACCGGACAACCTGGCCCCACTGGTCGAGCCCGAGGGGTTCCTCCACGCCTTCGAGAGGGCAAAGCGGGACGCCGCCCGCCGCGGCGGTGAAATCCGCGCCTCGGGCCGGACCCTGAAGAAGGGCATCGGCAAGGGGGGCGGCCCTAACAAGAAAGACGAGGAGTGGTGCCTTTACTGGGGGCCGCAAATCGTCAACTCCTGGGTGGAGTGGCGCGAGAAGATGGGCCTGGAAGTAGCCCTCTTCCCCACCCGCGACGGCGAGTGGCTGCCCGGCGTCGAGCTGGAGGTCCGCAAGCCCATCGGCGGCTACCCCTACGTTGGGTACATCGACCGGGTTTTTGAGGACGCGAACGGCGAATACGTTGTCGTGGACTTGAAGACCGGGAATCCTCCCCAATCTTCTACGCAGTTGAAGGCGTATGCGGCGCAGCTCCGGGCAGCGGGCGTGCCGGTCGCGCGCGCGGCCTATTGGATGGGGATGGATGGTGACGTGTTGGAGTGGGTGCCCACTCCTCCCGAGGGGGATGACTTCATTGCCGCGTGGCTGAGCAATGTTGGCCGCGGCCTGGAGGCCGGAGTGTTCACCGCTTCCCCTTCGTCGTTCTGCTCGGCGTGCCCTGTGCGTGAGTATTGTCGCGCGGTGGGCGGGGCGCGGGCGGGCGAGGTGCCCGCCGTCGAACGGCCCATCAAGATCAACAACAAGGAAGGAAGCGCAGCATGAGTGAGCAGCGCAGCATGTCGCCGTGGGCGGACGACGCGGCCAGGGCCGCGGAGATCGCGGAGGCTACCCCGGCGACTGTCAAGATCACGATGAAAGCTGGGGGCGATTACGACGCCCCGTGGATCGTGATCGAGGCCCCCAGCGTTTGTCAGGCGGAGCGTGCCTTGGCGGACGTGTTCGGGTGGCTGAACTGGGACCCGAAGAAAACGCCGCTGGCTGATGCCGTCTTGGCGATGGCAAAGGCATTGGCGGGGAAGTGGAACGTCGTGGAGACGTTCGACGCCCGATTCATCGGGGACGATGGGGGGCCAGTTGATTACGGGGTCCACCCTGAGGACACCGGTAGCGCCACCCAGGAGCGCCGTGGAGGGTTTGTGGGGCCCGGCCCCTACTCCAACCTTTCGGAGAACGAGATCGGTGTCCTGCACGCCATTCAGGCGTGCTCTGACGTGGCGCAAGTGAGGGGACTATGGGCTCAGTACGCAGTGACGTTGAACAATCAGCCGCTCCTGTTGGAGGCGTGGAAGGCGCGGGGCCGGGAGCTCGCCGCTGCGGCCAAGTCCACCTCCTGACGCTACTACTATTGTTCGGTTTGATATTCGATTTGAACAATTTTCAAAACCAAGACCAGACGAAAGTGAGGCAAGCGTGAAGCTTGTGACGAAACTCCCCCAGAACAACCGCTACTTCAACAACAAGGACAATGCGTCCGCCCACGCAATCCTCCTGATCCCCAGGAGCGTGGAGTTTGACGTGGAGCGCGAGTACAAGGGGCGCCCGGTGAAGTCCCAGCGCGTCCTGATGGACGCCCATGTTTTCCATTCCCAGGCAGACCTGACGAACGGGACTCCCGAGGTGATGATCGGCGTCCAATGGGACACGAACAAACCAATCGCAAACGGACTGTATGCCCAGCTCGGGGACCTTTGCGGCCCGTTCCGTCTCGGAAAGAAACAAGGCAGGGATTCCGCCTACTGGGACTTGATTCCCATTGAGGAGGGGCAGGCCGGCTACGAAGAGGCCATCCGATACGCGATGGGCCTGGTGGAGGCTGCTGAGCGGGCGGGCGAGGCCCCGTCGTTCGACGACGAGCCCGCCGCGGCCGCCCCTGTGGCTTCGGCGCCCGCCCCGGCGGCGCCCCCGATCCCCGACTTCGGCTTCTAAGGGAGGCGGGGCGTGGGGCTGGGCCCATTCCAGTCGTTGCGCCGTGGCATCGCTTCCGCCCAGCCACTCCCCAGGGTCCCGGGGTTCCGGGACTTGTACAGGGAGGGCGTGGTCCCCCGGAGGGGGCAGGTCATCATGGTGGCTGGGCGGAGCGGCACCCAGAAGAGCGGTTTCGCGTTGTTCTGGGTTGCACAAATGGGCCTTCCGACACTGTACTTCAGTGCGGATATGGCTCCGTTCACGGCGGGGACGCGGTTGGCGAGTATTGCTACTGGGCGCCCGTCCCGCGAGGTCGAGGCTTTGATGGGTTCGGTCCGCGGGCGGGCCTCCCTAGAGGAGGCCGTTAAAAGCCTCCCCATCCAGTTGTCCTTCGGGTCTCCGATCACGTGGGACCGAGTTGAGGACGAATTGAATTGCTGGGCTCTCTTGCATAATGCGTATCCGCAGGTTGTTGTGTTCGACAATCTGATGGATTTCGCTGGCGGGGAGTCCGATTACGAGGCGCAGATGGGCGTGATGCAGGACATCACGTCGTTTGCGCGGGCGACCGGTTGCACGGTGATTGTTTTGCACCATGCGTCTGATAAGACGATGGATGCGAAGAATGCTCCGTGGAGGCCGCCCTCCCGGGACCAGATCAAGAACGGTATGGCTGAGAAGCCTGAGCTGACTCTGACTATTGGTCTGGACCCGGTTAACAAGGAATTTCATGTTGCTTGTGTGAAGCAGCGTGATGGGTTCTGCGATCCCAGTGCTGAGCATATTGTCACGTTGGCGGTTGATCCGTCGCGCACGTGGTTCGGGGTCGCTGGCACAACTCCCGAGGTGGGGGCTGTGAGTGAGATTGAAAGGAAACAGGAACAATGACGAGCACGATTATTGCGGTTGTCGCGGCCGCGGTTTCGCTCGGGAGCTTCTTCATGATGGAGTTCGTTCTCCGTAGGCACGCTGACGAGGTGGACTGGAAGGCGCGGGACCTTCAGTTCCAGATTGAGGGAGACCGGGAGAGGACGAAGCGCGCGCTCCGCAACCTTAGCGAGGTCGTGGGGGCAATGGAAAGCGACCTGCGAGCCCTCATTGATGCTTCTGTGGATTTTGAGGAGGAGTATGCGCGGGATGGTCTGCGTGGCGGCTGCAAGTGCCGCCGCGGCCTCGACGATGCGCGAGTCCTTCTCCCCAGTGGGGGAGATTGCGAATGACAGTGCTGACTGGGCTGATCTGGTTCGTGACTGGGCTCGTGCTTGGACTGCTAGTTGGCGGCCTGGACGTGCCGCCCCACCAGGGAATGTGAAAGGAAACCATAATGAGTAATCCGGGTAAGCGCAAAGGCTCCCAGTGGGAGACGGACGTTCGACAGTACCTGCGTGGGCGAGAACTCGATACCGAGGCACTTCGTCAGATGGGCGCGTTGGATGAGGGAGACCTTGTGGTCCGCACTCCGGGCCATGACCTGCGCGTGGTCGTGGAGGCGAAGAATCGGGGGAAGCTCGACATCGCTCAGTTCCTCCGTGAGGCGGAGGACGAGGCCGCGTTGCACGCCCACAATCGCGGGCTCCCGCAGGAGCGGGCCGTGCCCGTCGCAGTCGTGAAAGCCCGCCAGAAGCCGGTTGGTGAGGGGTACGCGGTGATGCGGCTGCGGGACCTCGCGCGCCTGCTGGACATGCTATAGGAGGGCGCCTGGGGTGTCGGCTGCGAGGTGGGGCCAGTCCCCCGGTGGCCGGTCGGATAGTGATGGGGCGGGGCGTTTGCGTCAGGTGCTCGCGCATTTCGGCGTGGACGCCCCGCCCGGCTCCAGGGGCATGATCGTCTGCCCGTTCCACGGGGACGTGAATGCGAGCCTGAGCTTGGACTTCGACCGGGGCCTGTGGCATTGCTTCGGTTGTGATCGGGGCGGGGACTGGGCTAATTGGATTATGGAAGAAATAGGAGCAGCGTCTTTTGGGGATGCAGAACGTTATGCCGCTTCTGTCGGAATCGGCGTTGAGGGAGCTGAGGGCGAGGCACGAGGCGTACCGCAGTCGGGCCGGTGGGGTCAAGGAGTACTTGGCGGCGCGGGGGCTTTCCGCGGAGCTGGTGGACGCGGCGGGACTCGGGTTCGTTGGTGACGACCCGCTCCCCGGAGACGAAGCGTTCCAGGGGCATTTGAGCATCCCTTACGCGAATGCTGATGGTGTTGTTGTGGGGATGCGGTTCCGTCGCCTTGATGGTGGTGGCCCGAAGTACACGAGTCGCGCGGGGGACCGGGCTCTCCTGTACAACGCGAGGCTCATTACTGGCGCCGCTCACGCTCACATTTGCGAGGGAGAGTTGGACGCTTTGTCACTCGCTCAGTGCGGCCTGCTGGCTTGTGGGCTGCCGGGTGCGTCCACGTGGAAGCCGTGGTATGCGCTCTTGTTCGAGGGGTGCGAGCGGGTGACTGTGTGGACTGATGGTGATGAGGCTGGGGATGAGGCTTGGCGGAAGATCAGCCGCGATCTTCCTTTGGCTTCGCGGGCGCCTGTGCCTCGCGGGATGGATGTGAATGCGTTGCTTGTTGGGCGGGGCCCCTCGGGGGTCCGTGGGCTTATCGGCCTCGAATGAAAACTATTTGAAAGGAAACAATTGTGAGTAATGCTGGTGTTGTTTTTTCGCGTGAGCGCGTGAGGGAGCTGCTGCGCGAGGGGCCCTCGCGCCCGTTGGAGGAGATTCCCGCGGACGCGGCGGATGAGTCGAGCGTGTTCTGGCGTGCGTACCGGAAGGGCATGGAGTGGTTTTCGCGCCGGTCTCGCGTGCCTGTCGAGGAGGTCATGGGGTTCCTGTGGGGGCGGGCGTGGGCTCGGGCGCAGAAGGTCTCGCATAAGTGGACGGTTGCTGGCGAGGCGGGACTTGTGAACTGTTTCTCCCAAATCCTGTTCGAGCAATACCCGGATTACGCTCACCATGAGCGCGAGGTGCCGTGGGACTTCTCTCCCCGTCCGCTGGGGGGTGCGGCGTAGTGTACGAGCCGGGAATGATCGTGAAGCTCCTGCCCGCTGCGTTCGATAAGCAGCGCGGGTGGGGTGTGCGCCTGTCGGACACTCATGTGGAGGCGGGGATGCCGCGGGCGGCGTCGGACCCGTCCCAGGGTGGGACGCTGATGGCGATGTGCGCTGACGTGCAGCGCGCGTACTGGAGTTTGGAGCAGGCCGAGCGGAACGTGGTTGGGTGCCGCCACATTCTGGGGTGGGAGCAGCATGAGGTTGCGGCCCGCATGGGAGTGTCGCGGTCTCGGGTCGCTCAGATCGAATTTGCGGCTGTGCGCCGCATGTGTGTGAGGCTGAATGGGCGTCCTCTTGGGGATGGGTTGGATGAGGTGTGATGGTGGCTGTTTAGGTGCCTGTTTTGGGTGCCTCTGAGGGGCCTGGGGTGCTGTCTTGTGCGTTGCGCGGGGCGGTGTCCTGGGCCCCTCTTTTTGTTGTTTCCAGGGGGTTTGCGCG